CGTTCCGGTTTTTCATTTATGAGTTCAGCGGAAACTGTTAATCAAGCAACATTAGCTAGTGATAGTAGATTTGGTATATTATCTAAAACTGGTGCCGATGCAAAAAAGATGTTTACAGACAAAGTTGTACCAATTAGTATTAATTACCCATTCTTCTTCAAGCCGATACAGGACGGTATGGACCGACCGAAGTCCGAACTCGCTTACAGGGTACCCGCTAAGAAGTTTACTCGTAAAAAGATGAGGGAAAAGGAGGAGCAAGATGATATGGAAGGGCTAGATACAACTATCGACTGGAAAAACACAGGTGATAATAGTTATGACGGTGAAAAACTTTCTTTATTAGTACATGATGAAAGTGGCAAGTGGGAAAGACCTGATAATATAAAAAATAACTGGAGAGTAACAAAAACTTGCCTACGATTAGGTAGTAGAATTATAGGTAAGTGTATGATGGGATCAACAAGTAATGCATTAGATAAAGGTGGGGATAATTTTAAGAACTTATATTACAACTCAGATGTTACAAAAAGAAATAGAAATGGACAAACTAAGTCGGGACTATACTCTTTGTTTATTCCTATGGAGTGGAATTACGAAGGATTCATTGATGAATTCGGACAACCTGTTTTCAATTCTCCAGAAAAACAAGCATTTGATCCACATGGAATAGAAATAGAGTATGGGGTTATAGATCACTGGGATAATGAAGCTGATGGATTAAAAGATGACCAAGACGCTTTAAATGAATTTTATCGCCAATTCCCAAGAACTGAAGAACATGCATTTAGAGATGAGACAGGAAATAGTTTATTTAACTTAGTAAAAATATACGAACAAATAGATTATAACGAAGGAAATAGAAATTCATCTGTATTAACAACTGGTAACTTTCAGTGGACTAATGGAGTTAAAGATACTCAAGTCGTTTTTAATCCAGATCCAAATGGTAGATTTAAAGTTAGTTGGGTTCCAGGTCAAAGATTACAAAATAACGTTATATTAAAAAATGGCGTAAAATATCCAGGTAATGAACACATAGGAGCATTTGGCTGTGACTCATACGATATATCTGGAACGGTAGATGGTAGAGGATCTAAAGGAGCTTTACACGGATTAACAAAGTTTTCAATGGAAGATGCTCCAGCTAATACTTTCTTTTTAGAGTATATAGCGAGACCTCAAACAGCTGATATATTTTTTGAAGACGTGCTGATGGCATTAGTATTTTATGGAATGCCACTATTAGCAGAAAATAACAAACCTAGACTTTTATATTATCTAAGAAGAAGAGGTTATAGAAAGTTTAGTATGAATAGACCAGATAAGATTTGGAATAAATTATCTGTATCAGAAAAAGAAGTAGGTGGTATACCTAATTCAAGTGAAGACATAAAACAAGCGCATGCCGCAGCTGTTGAAATGTATATTAATGATCACGTAGGATTATTAGAAGACGGCACTTATGGTACCATGTATTTTAATGAAACTTTAAATGATTGGTCTAAGTTTGATATAACAAAGAGAACAAAGCATGATGCTTCTATAAGTTCTGGGTTAGCAATAATGGCTTGTAATAGACATTTATATAAACCTAATCCTGATAGAAAGGTATCATCATTAAATTTAAATATATCAAAATATAATAACAAAGGAATTTCATCAAGAATAATAAAACAAAAAGTATGAATAACAGTCGAAATACTTTCGTCAGTTTTCCGTCTCAAGCGGTTAGCGATTTAGAGAAACTAAGTGAAGAATATGGACTCAAAGTTGCTAAAGCTATTCATAGTGAATGGTTTAGTGGAAGTAACAATAAGTATTTGAATAATATAAATAGTTTTCATCAATTAAGATTGTACGCTAGAGGAGAACAGTCAATCCAAAAATATAAAAATGAATTATCTATAAATGGTGATTTATCTTATTTAAACTTAGATTGGAAACCTGTTCCTATTATACCTAAGTTTGTGGATATAGTAGTCAATGGAATGGCTAATAGATCTTTTGATATAAAATGTTTTTCTCAAGATATACATGGAGTTAACAAGAGAACGGAATACATGGAATCTATATTAAGAGATATGAGAGCTAGAGAGTTTAACGATATGGTTAAACAACAGTTTAATATAGATCTGTACGAGAATGATGAAAGTACATTACCTGATTCAGATGAAGAATTACAACTACACATGCAGCTTAATTATAAACAAGCTGTTGAGATGGCTGAAGAACAAGCTATAAATGTATTAATGGAAGGTAGTGATTATGATTTAATAAGAAGAAGATGTTTATATGATATAACAACGATAGGTATAGGTGCTACAAAAACAACATTTGATTTCACAGATGGAGCTAAAGTTCAATATGTTGATCCAGCTAATTTAATATATTCTTACACTGAATCTCCTTATTTTGATGATATATATTATATTGGAGAAGTAAAAGAAATACCTGTTAATGAGTTAATAAAAGAATTTCCAGATTTAACAGAGGAGGAGATAAAAGAAATAACAGATAAATCAACAGATCCATTAAGACATACTCCGCATAGAGATAAAAACAAAATAAACGTTTTATATTTTAACTATAAAACTTTTGGTAATAATGTTTATAAGTTAAAGAAAACAGCAGCTGGGGGAGAAAAGGTTATAGAAAAAGACGATACATTTAATCCACCTGAAGATAAAGAAGGAGATTTTAGTAAAATAGAAAGAAGCGTTGAGGTTTTATTTGAAGGTGTTTATGTTATAGGTTCAAATAAATTACTAAGATGGAGAATGATGCCTAATATGATGAGGAGTCAATCTAATTTTAGTAAGGTTAAAATGACATATCAAGTTGTTGCACCTAGAATATATAATGGAAAGATAGAGTCATTAGTTGGTAGAATAACAGGTTTTGCTGATATGATTCAGTTGACACATTTAAAGTTACAACAAGTATTATCAAGAATGGTACCAGATGGTGTATATCTTGATGTTGATGGTTTAGCAGAGGTTGATCTTGGTAATGGAACAAACTATAATCCACAAGAAGCTCTAAACATGTTCTTCCAAACTGGTAGTGTTGTTGGTAGAAGTTTTACATCAGAGGGAGATCAAAATCCTGGTAAAGTACCAATACAACAAATACAAAATGGTGGTGGAGGAAACAAAATACAAAGTTTGATAGCTACTTACAATTATTATCTGCAAATGATAAGAGATGTGACAGGTTTAACTGAAGCTAGAGATGGTACAGTACCTGATCCTAAAACTTTAGTTGGAGTTCAAAAACTTGCTGCAGCTAATTCAAATACAGCAACTAGACATGTACTACAATCAATGTTATATTTAACAGCTGAAATGGCTGAATGCATGTCATTGAGAATTGCTGATATAATAGAATACTCTCCAACACGAGAATCATTTATACAAGCGATAGGTGCTCATAATGTTGCTACTTTAGGTGAAATGAATGAATTACATCTTCATGAGTTTGGTATATTTATAGAGTTATTACCAGATGACGAAGAAAAACAAATGCTTGAAAATAATATACAAGTTGCATTAGGACAGAAAATGATTGATCTTGATGACGCTATAGATATAAGAGAGGTTAGAAATCTTAAGTTAGCTAATCAATTGCTAAAATTAAAGAGAAGAAAGAAGATGGAGAGAGATCAAACTATGGCTCAACAAAATATGCAGGCTCAAGCACAATCTCAATCTATGGCAGCTCAAGAAGCGGCAAAAATTGAAATAGAAAAGAATCAAACAAAAATAAAGGGAGAACAAGAGTTGGAGAAAACAAAGAGTAATTTAAAAATTCAATTCTTACAACAAGAAGCTAGAGTTAAAAAAGAGTTAATGATGTTAGAGTTTAAATTAAATTCTAGTGTAAGAGCTCAAGAAACAGAGGTTTCAAATAAGTTAGAAATGATGAGAGAAGATAGAAAAGATGAACGTATAGATAGACAAGCTGCTCATCAAAGAGATATGATAGAGCAAAGAAAATCAGGTGATTCTGGTAAAGGTTTTGAATCATCAGGTAATGATATAGTTACAGGGGGAGTAGGATTAGGTGAATTTGGCCCTCGTTAATATTTAATATTTTATAAAATTTTATTATGGCAAAAAAAGAAAATAAGGTTGAAGAACCTAAAGTCGAAGAGACTAAAGTTGAAAAAACTAAAGATAATGTTACTAAGGTTAAAATGAAAAAAAGTAAACCTAAAGAAACTATTACTAAAGTTGATTTATCAAAACCACCTGTAGAAAAAGACGAAAAGGTTGAAGAAAAACCCGTCGAAAAAGAAGAGGTGGTCGTAGTCAATGCTGAACCAGAAGTCAAGGAGGTTGTTGAAGAAAAACAACAGGAGGTACCAACTATACAAGAAGTTACCAATGAAGAGGTAATTAAAGTTGAAGAAGAAGTACAAGAAGCTATAGTTGAAGCTCAAGAAACTGGAAGGCCACTACCTGAAAAGGTTGAAAAACTTATAAGTTTCATGGAAGAAACGGGTGGTGACATAAATGACTACGTTAATTTAAACAGAGATGTTACTAAAATGGACGACTCTGACGTACTTGATGAATATTATCGTACAACAAAATCTCATTTAACACCAGAAGAGAGACATTTCTTGTTAGAAGAAAGATACGGTGTTGATGAAGAGGTTGACGATCCTAAAGACATTAAGAGGAAAAAGATAGCCCTCAAAGAGCAAGTTGCCGAGGCTAGAGCCCACTTAGACAGGCAAAAGTCTAAATACTATGAGGAAATTAAAGCTGGAAGTAGATTAACAGAAGATCAACAGAAAGCTATAAACTTCTTTAATAGATACAATAAGGAGACTGAGAAACAGAATAAGTTGAATAAAGCTACTAAGGACGCATTTTTGAAAAAAACTGACAATGTTTTTAACGAAGATTTCAAAGGTTTTGATTATCAAGTTGGAGACAAGAGATTTAGGTTTAATGTAAAAGATGTAAACAAAGTTAAGCAAACGCAAAGTGATTTAAATAATTTTGTCAACAAATTTGTTGGAGATGATAAAACTACCATTGCGGACGCTAAGGGATATCACAAATCTTTATTTACTGCTATGAATGCTGACGCTATTGCTAAACATTTTTATGAACAAGGAAAAGCTGATGCAGTCAAAGATCAAGTGGCTAAAGATAAGAATGTAAGTATGGATCCACGTCAAACACATGGTGAAATAAATGCTGGTGGTATAAAAGTTAGAGTTTTAGGTGATTCTTCTTCTGATATAAAAAACAGATCCTTTAAAATTAGAAAAAAGAATTAAAAACAATTTAAAAATTAATTATTATGGCAATTACTGCGGGAGGTAGTTTGAATAGTGTGCCTGCTCCACATAAGCAAACACTTAGTACAAACTACTTAGATTTTACGTCCGGTACAAATGACTGGGCACAACAATACCTGCCTGACTTAATGGAGCAAGAAGCTGAAGTGTTCGGTCCACGAACAATCTCTGGTTTCTTATCTCAAGTTGGCGCAGAAGAATCTATGACCTCTGATCAAGTCGTTTGGTCTGAGCAAGGTAGATTACATTTATCTTATAAAGGTAAAATGACTGGTTCAAACACTTTATTATTACAAAGTGATATTGATGAAACAAATTATGTAGCATTAGGTTTAGATACAGATCACGGTGTTAGATTAAATGACACTGTTATTATATCTAATACAAATGGTGTTTTTAAAGCTGTAGTTACAACTATTACTAATAACGATGAGTTAACATTAGCTCCATATGATGGTGTTGCTATAGCTGCGCTAGCTGTTGATAAAGGAACAACTTGTTTAGTTTATGGTTCTGAGTTTGGTAAAGGAACAGGTTACTATAGTAATGCTGCTGCTGCAACAAATTTAGAAACTAGAGGTGCTAATGAACCAGATTTCAAGTCTTTTAGTAACAAACCAATTATAATGAAAGATTATTACGAAGTATCAGGATCTGATGTTTCTAGAATTGGTTGGGTTGAAGTTTCTACAGAAGCTGGAGAATCTGGATATTTATGGTATCTAAAAGCTGAAGCTGATACTAGAGCTAGATTCGTTGATCAAATTGAAATGGCTATGCTTGAATCTGAAAAGGGTTTAGATACTACAGCTGCTAACGATGTTGATGTTTTCGTAGGAAGCAATGGAGATGCTGTTGGTACTGAAGGTTTATTCGCCGCTATTGAAGCTAGAGGTAATATGACTTCTGGTGTTACTGGTGTTAACGCTGCTACTGATTTAGCTGAGTTCGATGCTATTTTAGCTGAGTTCGACAAACAAGGTGCTATTGAAGAATACATGATGTTTGTTAATCGTGCTACTAGCTTGGCTATTGATGACATGCTTGCCTCAATGAATTCTTACGGAGCTGGAGGTACTTCTTATGGAGTATTTGACAACGACGAAGATATGGCATTAAATTTAGGTTTCTCAGGATTTAGAAGAGGTTCTTATGACTTCTATAAATCTGATTTCAGATACTTAAATGACAAAGCTACAAGAGGTGGAATTAACACTGCTGCTGCCGCAGGTTCTGCGATCAGAGGTGTTATGGTTCCTGCTGGAATGTCTTCTGTTTACGACCAACAAGTTGGTTCAAACATGAAGAGACCGTTCTTGCATGTTAGATATAGAGCTTCTCAAACTGATGATCGAAGATTTAAATCTTGGGTTACTGGTTCGGTAGGAGCTGCTACAACTGCACTTGATGCAATGTCTATACATTTCTTAACTGAAAGATGTTTAATCACACAAGGTGCAAACAACTTTATGTTAATGAAGTAAGACTATTTATTTATAAGGGCGGTCTAGTATCGCCCTTATATTTTTATTAATTTTTATTATATTATATTATGGCAAAGAAAAAGAAAGAAGTTGTAGAAGAAACTACAACTGAAGAAACGGTTGTTATGGAAGAACCGAAGGTTAAAACTCCTAAAATAGAAGTTGAACCTAAAAAACCTAAATGGGAGATCAAAGATAGAATTTATTATTTAAAAAGTAATAAAAAACCACTATCATATTCTATAAGAGCTTCTAATTTATTTTGGTTTGATAAAGAAGCTGGATATGAGAGAGAAATAAAATATTGTCAAAACCAAAGAACGGTATTCGTTGATGAAATGAAAGGCGACCAAAGATTGGAGCACATTGTTTTTAGAAGTGGAGCTTTATTTGTACCTAAAGAAAAAGTTACATTACAGAAATTTTTATCTTTATATCACCCCCACAAGAATAAAATATATTACGAATATGAACCAGTTAAGATTGCTGAAAATCAATTAGATTGGTTAGAGTTTGAGGTTGAGGCATTGGGTATAGCTAAAAATCTAGATATAGATATGGCTGAGGCTATTATGAGAGTAGAAATTGGATCTGAAGTTAATAATTTGAGTTCTAAGGAACTTAAAAGAGATTTATTACTATTTGCTAAGAGTAATCCCAGATTGTTTATAGAGTTAACTACAGATGAAAATGTTCAACTTAGAAACTTTGGTATAAAAGCTGTTGAAGCTGGAATAATTAAGTTATCTAGTGATCAAAGATATTTCTTATGGAGTTCTAATGATAGAAAGATTATGACTGTTCCATTTGATGAACATCCATATTCAGCATTAGCTGCTTGGTTTAAAACTGATGAAGGAATGGAAATATATGCAAATATAGAAAAAAGATTAAATTAATAATTTTTTAAACTAGTAGAAATAGCCACCCGAAAGGAGTGGCTATTTTTATTTA